GTGGTACGCGTCCGTTTTGTGTGTGTGCTTTCGCAACGGTCACACTTGTGTACGGTGACACAATGTTCTTCGCCTTTGAAATCAGTGTTGTTGCCACTGGAGCGAAGATATTCTTCGATTCCACGACAGATCGAAATTCCTGCTTGAACATGCCTTGTTTTGCGGCCGTGTCCTTTGTAAGTGTAATTGACATAGTAAAATAGTCTAAATTCGATTAAATTCGAACCGTGTGACTATTCACTGATCGCCAATGATTATCGAAGCGCAGACATATTCGAAAGATTGTCATCGACAAGTGCTTTTCGAATTTCTGGATCTTCTGGAACTTCGCCGGTTGCGCGTGCGTTTGCAATCGCTTCCTTTTTTGTGCGAAGTTTTACATCATCGGGATCGTTTTCGTCGATCACGGCGGTTGCATTACCGTCAGCTTGAAGTGCTTCAAGTTCTGCCTTCACCGCCGGGTGATCAAGTGCTTCCGCATAATTCTTGACCTTCCCGTTTTCGACATACCATTGAAGAACTTTCTGTTCATCGGAATCAAGTTCAAATTCAGTCTTTCGTGAAAGTGTGAGCAAATCGCCCTGTGCAACTTGCTTTGTTTCACTAGATTTGTCTTCCGGTGCATTATTCGAGCTTTCAGAATTGAATGCTTTTTCTTGCGCTTTCTGTAATCGTTTGACCTGATTATCGCGAATCTGATCGGGTGACTGTTTGTTTGATTCCTTCACTTGAACTTCAAGTTTTTCGGCATGTGCGGTGATTTCGTCAGTTGACATTGATTCAAGTTCCGTTTCTGTCAGTTGTTTCAAGTCATTTGAAGAATCCGCATTCTGATCAGCATTCTGATCAGTGTTTGGATTTTCGTCGTTTTGATTTGTCATAAATCGAAGTTTTAAGAGTGTTTTGATTATTTGCCGGGATTCCCTACCCCGGTTCTAAATAAGAGATTTCCGCTTTCACGTCTATCAATAAACCTTGCTTGAATTATAGCACACCGATTCCCGGGTGTGTCTACAGGTTCGGCGCAAGTGTACGTTCCTGTTCTTCTTGCGCTTCTTCGAATTCTTCTGTGTGTTTTTCTTCTTCGAATTCAGCTTGATTTTTTGCTTCAAGTGCTTCCGCTTTGTTTTCTTTTTTGAAGTTTCGCAATCGAGCGTATGTGTTCAACAATGCCATTCTGATTCGTTCATCGGCCATTTGTGACACCGCTGTTTCAATCGCATACGCTTCACGATCTGCAATACTTGCTTCGATCAACTTGTGCGGAGACTTGAATGTGATCCCGGCTTCATTCGGTGTGTGAATCCCGAGCATTTTTCGCAGCAACAAAAAGTCTTCCGGCGTTTCGAACATTTCGTTCAATCGCTCGAAGTCTTTTTCAGTGACTTCATATTGATCAGAATACAAAAAAATCGAGTTGATTTCTTTTTGCTGATCTTCAGTCAACGAAAAATCGGGTGTTTTTGTTTCTTCAATCATAAACTATGCTTGTGTATTTGGTTCTGGATCTGCTTGATTTGATTCGCCTTGTGGCACACTTTGACTTGATACTGGATCAGCTTCGACTTCATTTTCGACTTCATTTTCGATAGTGTTTTCATTTGTTGGTTCATTTTGAATTGTCGCTTCATCGACAACCGGTGATTCAGCTTCAGCAGCTTTTTTCATTGCGCCGCTCCCTTGCACTGTGAATGATTCTCGATCGACGATTCCGTTTCGGATATCTCGCGCCATTTCCTGCACAATCACAATGTTGAATCCGGCTGCAATAGCGGTGTCAATTTTGTTTTCATCTTCTGATAATAGAATGTTCGCCAATTCTACCTTTCGCGGATTTGCGAGTGCTGATAGAAATTCGGCTTCTGTTCGTGAATTGTTTCCGTTCATAAGACTTAATTTGAATTATTAAATACAACTTGAATTATATCACCTATTGTGACAGTTCAACGAGCAAGTTGTCAATTTCGATCGGTTCAAGACCGGCTTCGAATTCAGCTTCTTTTTTGATAAGTGACACAAAGAACGGATCTTGGAATTGCTGCGGATTATTTTGATACTGCGCCCGAAGTTCACGAATGAATGCAACCGTCTGTGCTTTGTTGACTTTTTCACCGGTGATGAATGTTCTGATCCCTTGCACATCTTCACGAAGTTGCTGAAGAAGATCGCCCGAAACAAGCGGCTTGCCTTTCATTTCACGTTTAACTTCTTCTTTCGCCAATCCCATATTGAACGGTTCGTTGTTGATCACGGCGTCGATCTGCTTTAAGGCGACCATGTAGTTGACGACGTTCTTTTCAACCAACTTGATATCGTTCTGATCGAGATAATCACGAAGATTGTCAGCGGAATCAAACACGCGCAAAAGGTACGGTGTGAATCGTTCTTTGTATACGATACCGATGAAATTCGCATATTTCTTTTGAACTTCTTTGTGAACTGAAGATTGATTTTCAGCAAGAAGATTTCCGAGTGCGCCGGACGTTCCGGACGGAAGTGTTTCACCCTGTAGTGCGTCACCGACGTTCAAATCAGTTCCGACCGAATTGATAATTTCCCCGAGCTGCGCGTTGATCAAGTTCGCTTGCTTCACACCGCCGGTATCAAGTGCGCTGATCGGATTTCCCTTGTGACCAAGAATCGCAGACGACTTCATTTTGATCACTTCTTTTCCGACGTATGAATCACGTTCATTATCCATTTGCTTTTGAAATGCAAGAACCGACGCAATTTCCATGACACGATCCATTCGTTCACGGTTCACTTTTGATTGCACAAGTCGATTGAAGATCGATTCGTTGTACCCGACACCGAGCGCGTCCGGGAATCCCTTTCGTTTTTTACGATCGAACTTGAAGTATGAAACAAGCTGCGTTTTTGTTGTGTGCGTATAATAGACTTCTTCACGATCAAGATCGACGATTGAAATTCGTTGTCCACCGTCCGGAAGATCTTCCGTTGTCTGATAGAAGGTGATTTCGTTTTCGACATCATTGATAGCGGTTTCGTTCTGAAGTATCAATCGAGCGTCGGCGTCATACTTTTCATTACTGAAGACCCACTTGCGAGATTTCCGCATTCGTTCCGCTTTCAATCCGTCTTTGAAGTTGTATTGATTGAAGATCATGTTCAACGGATCGATCGATTGAACTTTCAATTGTTTTTCAACTTCCCACACTTTCAAGAATCCCGATCCAAAGTCAGCGGCGTCGTCAACCACTTCATCAAGATCTTCCGCGAAATCATTGTCTTCGAGCATTTTTCGGTTCGCAGCTTTCGGAATGAATCGGCCAAGTGTTGACGCGCCGGGGATATTGAAATTCAGATCGACGATATCAAGTCGGATCTGTTCTTTGATCTTTTCGATTTCGCCGCGTGCTTCATAGATGAAGGTATTTCGGTTGTTCTTCCCGAGTAGATCGGGATTCTTCACATCGACGCTGTTCAAATATAGAAAAATAACTTCAAGAAAAGCCCGCGTCCGGAATTTATATCCCATTGACGCTTCAAGTGCGCCTTCGTTGTAATCGGTGATCGTTTTTTGCGCTTGCTTCAAAACTGAAGTTTTTGTTTCAAGATCAATCATATTGTGAAATTATTATACACCATTACCGAACAGAATCTTGTTCATCGGCAAAAACTGAAGCGACAACACTCGCGATTCGTGCGTCTGATACCTGTGACGGCCGATCAATTGAAATATGACTGGCCTTGTACAATCCGACAATTCCCGACATCAACAAGTCGAAGTGACCGCCGCTTCCGTCTTTTTGAACAACTTTCAAAACGTCGTCTGAAGGATATTCAAGAACTTGACTGTACATTGCTTTTGATCTGATTGTGATCAATTTATCGACAAGCAACCGTTTCCCGTGTAGGAACATATCCGGTTTTGTCTTCAAGTTCGTATTGACCCCGTATTCATACGCCGGCGTGCCGTCAGCTTCAAGCCCTTTTTCGATCCGATAGATGTTGCTATATACCGGACGCATGAATGCGATGATTTCATTCCCGGGGTAGTTGTTTTCGGGAATGACGATCGCGGTGTTGTAGCGTTGACCGAGATTCGCGAGAATCTTCGCAAATTCTTCCGGCTTCACCTTCTTTGATTTGAAGTTCGCAACTTCTTCATATCGCAAGCCGGACGTCTTCCACACCGTCGCAGACGATTCATCTGCGCCGACACCTTTCGCGCCATCAACACCGATCACGTACACTTCGTTTGAAAGTGCTTCTTCGAGAATCAACAACCCTTCAGCGGTTCGACCTGATTCACCGATCAATCGTTCTTCGTCGATATACGCGAGAATTTGATCGTCAAAGTACACGCTCGATCGTTTCGGATTGTTCAAATATTCAGTTTCAAAGTTTTCGGAATTGCGTTGAATTGATTCGATTGATTTCCGAACGACACCTTGTTCGGACAGTTCACGTTCTTCAACGTCAGATCGACAATACTTCCCCGGCCAAGTTGGATTCCCGATCCCGTCGAGAATCGGAATGTCGAGAATAAAAACACCGGGATCATCTTTGTACTTCCGCAGCATTCGAGCGACATTCCCACGTAGCGACAAGAAGTTCCCGAGCAACAACCAATACCCGGATATTTGATCCATACCGTCGATCGTGGCGTTCATTACGGATTCAATGCTTTGTGTCGCAGCAATTGATCGAACGGTGTTTTCGTTTTCGATATCATCGAAGATTGTTTTCTTCGGACGTTTGTTTTCAACTTCCCCGTATTCATCAACGTCCATTTGCACCGCACCACGTTTCGACTTTCGAGCTGAAGACGCAGAATATGTCACGCCGGTTGTTGTCGTGAACTTCGACATCGTTTGTGATTCCTTCTTCTTGTTTGTTGTCGCTTGTGAAATTGTATTCGGGTGATACTTCGCCACCTTCGAGAATGCAAATGTGTTGAACATATCCATGTTGAACTGATCGGACGATGAACCGTCTTCAGATACGACGTTGATATAATCGATCACATCTTTCAAATACAACGTCAAATATGTTTCATTGAATTTGACGCGTGTTGTTTTTGCACTTTCACGAAAACCAACAATGATCATTCCGTGATACCGGGGACGACCGAAATTCAAATATGAATGAACTTGTTCGGCGTGCGCTCGATCGATCTTTTTGTGATCATCGGAATCTTCAAACTTCAGTGACGCATAAAACTTCAACCGAATGAAGATCCGGATTTTTTCGTATATCTGATCGACCGAATCAGTCTTCAGCGGTTCAAGAACTTTCGCCACGGTTGCGGCCGCTTCGAGATCACCTTTTTCAGCGGCGACAATGACCGGTTTCAATTTATCCCTATTCATTGCTTTCGAGAATATCGGCTGCTTTTGCTTCGACAACGCCGATCTGAAGTTTATCGTTCTTTGTTGTCAGATCAGTTTCAGTTCGATCGACCCACTTGAAATTGTTCTTCAAGTTGAAGATGATCCCGGTGACTTGTGATTGACGGTGAAGCCCTTCTTCATTGTAGTTTTCAATAATTTGCTTCGCCTTTTTTATAGCGTTGGAAAATTCCTTGCGATCTTCCTTGTTTTCGTAGTCGAGCAAAACGTCGCGACTTGTATCAAGATGAACCGCAAGCCCTGTGACGGTGAACGGACGAATTTGTGTATATGTAAAATTACCTTCGCGGTCAAGAATTGGTTCATCAATGAATTCATCTTCTTCCCCGATTTTCACTTGTCGAAAACGCTGTTCAAAGCATGAATTGAAATATGACTGGATTTCATCTTCGAGATCAGCGGGATCTTCCCATTTATTCGGACGACCAACACGGCGGATCTGCGGAATAGCCATTGCGCGTTCATACTCGATTTTTCTTGACATACCACAATTGTATCACGCCGGAAGGCACTGTGACACGATTTGAAACTTGTTTTGTGAGCAATTGAAGGTGTCACACTTCAAAACGTGTAAAAATAAGGCTATTTTGGCTACTGTCACATTGAAGTGTGACACTTGTGACACTAGTGTGACACCAATACGTTGAGGAACAAGGCTGAAATCTGCTGTCACAACTGTCACTATACTTTTATATAAAGTATATAATATAAAAGTAGACACTTCCCTGAAAGTCTTGAGATGGTGCTGTGACAGTGTGACAGTGTGACACCCCACACAATACCCTTATTTGTAGCCCTGTAATCGAAAAAGCAAGTGTCACACTTGGTGTGACACTTGCTTGATTTGTGACACCACCGCGTTTCACGTGGCACATATGCCACATAAGACAACTTTATTCTTCAAAGTCAAGATGTTCCGACGGCTTGTACGGAACAGCCGCGTCTGTTTCGTGAGTAGGAAACCACTTCCGAACTTTTTCCCCGTCACGCCTACGTTGTGAGTATTCCAGTTTCAACACCCCTTTCAAAACCGACTTCGCACGCCATTCAAACGGCCGATCAATCACCGGCGATCTTCGATCTTCCGGAATGTTTCTATATATATAGTCATAGACATCGCGAATACTGATCCCGTCTTCCCGATAGTCTGGTTTCATTGACTGATACATAGCGATCACGTCGTCTTCAATAGAATCGGCCATTCTCGATCCTTCCTGAAGTTCTTTTGCTCGATCTTCCGGATATTCCCATGTCGTTTCTTCCTTCCGCGCGTATGCTTCAGCAAACAATTGATCCCGGTTCGCTTTCAACCATTCTGTGTCAGCCTTGTGTTCTTCCGGCATTTTTACGATCAACCACCGGCGATTCCCGGTGTCGTCCTTCAGATATTCAGTATCGTTCGTGGTCATACAGAACACACATTGACGCGGGTGTTCCTTGTCGCTCTTAGCATATGGTGCGCGATACTTGTCATGCGTTCGCGTGATGATTGCTTTCAAAGCCTTGGTTTCCGATCGATTGAGCGTTTCCCCTTCAGAAAATTCCACAAACACCCGGCCATCAAATTGCATGAGGAAATCTTTTGAATCAGCCCGGATCGTTGTTTCAACGTGATACTTCCCGCCGCCGAGAATAGAAAACGCGGTCGTCTTCCCTACCCCTTGCCCACCTTGCACAACAAGAACGTGGTCATACTTTGTCCCCGGCCATATCAGACGTTGCACCGCAGCTTTCAGCCAGTTCGCGCCGACCTTCTGGTGATATTCATCATCTTCGACACCGAATGTTTTCGAAATCCACGAATCAAGCCGTGGTTCTTGATCCCATTCAAGCCCGGTCAACCATTCGACCGCTGAATTAAATTCACAATCCTTCGCCCGACGGTTCACCGCGTCTTCAACAACCGATCGGGAAATACTGTTAATTTCAATTTCACGTTGCAACCACATCTGCGCGGTGACAATATCTTCCGCTTCCATTTCTTCACCTTTGAACAAAATTTCCTTCCGGAAGGTGTCATATTTGAATGCGTACTTCCAGTCGGAATGTGATTCAAGCGCGAACACGGCATTGGTCACATCTTTATATGCGCCGGCTTTGTTTCCACGAAGCCGCATTTTGATCGCTTCAACGTCGGAAACTTGAAGCGGCGATTCGATCAACTTTTTCGTTTCTTCGACGTTCACCCGGTTGGATTTTTCCTTTGTAGCGATCGATTCAAACGTGCGCTTCAGTTCAGCGTGATCAAGTGGCGGTGAGTATGTCGCGTTGATATTTTCAATCACTGGCCACACTTGCGAGATCCACAATCCTTCCGGGACGGTTGCCAACATCGAGCCGATCACCTTTGTGATTGAATCGTTGCGACCGCCGGACGTGACCCCGACATTATCATTCAGTGAGAATGAACCGATCGAGCCGGACTTCTTTGAAGTCTTGCCGCCGTTGAACATTTTGATCGGGAACGGATTGTATACGTCCTGATTTTCTTTTCGTGCCGTGTACGTGCTTGAAGGCGGTGCGACGACATACCCGCCATCGTTTCGAATATCGACCCCGGGAAGATTATCCCACCCGCGAGCGACGTTCTTGATTCCGTCTTGATAGTCATAATATAAATGTGAACCGCCGGACGGTGTATCGACCGTGTGTGTTGCCGGGAAAATCTCCGGTGACATATGCGGCGTGTCTTTCACGTCGATATCAACCACGGTGATATTTGAGATCTTCCCGGTCACGATTCCGATATTTGCATTCGGCCATTTCTTGAACCACGCTTCAATTTCTTCTGGTTCGGCGATCCTGTTTTCAAATTCACGCCACTTGATAAGCGGTACTTTGTCGCTACCGACGGGTATCACCGAAAAACCTTTCGTCATTGCATATTCTAGTGCCTTGTTTTTTACCGCCACACCAACGGTCGATGATTGCTCTTTCATACTCGCAATTGTAGCACACGCTTGTTCACCGGATTGTACACACTCTGTGAACAAATCGTTCGCGCGGTATGTGTTACAATATCCACATGAAAGAATATGAACGCGACAAACGCGATGAGTTGATTTGGGCAATCATCGAACAGGGATACTCACAACAATCAATTGCTCGAATGTTTAATTTATCAAAAGCCCGGGTGTCAGTAATAGCAAACGATCGGCCGGGTGATTGGAAGTCACCGTGGGTGAAACTAAAAGTGAAATGTGTATGTCAGAAATAATGCAACCGCCGATCGCGGAATTCAAAGCTACCCCGCGGCCGGCGAATTGCGGCCTATGGATCGAGTGTTATTTGCACACGTTCAAAGATCGAGCAATTGCAAAAACTGAAATCGTTGAAGCCGCTATTTCACGAAACTATTCAAGCGATCAGATCAAATACGCAATGAACTATATGAAGAAAGCGGTTGAAAAGAATCACATCGCCGTGTACTGGATATCAAAAGACACGAAAGAAGAATCCCGCGGTGAATACTGGCGTTGGTGCGATATGACGATCGAACAACATGCGAGCCGCGTCGATGATTTCCTGTGGTTTGAATCACTTCCCGGATAATATGTCAGTCAACAAAATTGACATCAGCGTTGTGAACCGACGAACCGAAATGAAACGCGAGATCAAAGCAATCCCGCGGATCGTGAATCGAAAAGGCCAACACTTCGCACATTTAGTCGCCGTAATAAAAAGAAAATATGAATAATTTCAAAGCAAAAAGAAATACCGACGGGGAAGTTCAACCGGAAACAATCGGGATCACAATTTTTGCGATTCTACTGATCGGCGGATTGATTTTCTTTTCAATAAAAAATGCACCCGATCCCGAACCGCAAATCAGCACGTGGAATTCGTCACACTGTTTGAAGACGGTTATCCCGGCCGACGGTGGTGTTCTCGAAGAAACAGCGGCGGGGAATTATTCATATATATTGATTGCTCGATCAGACGGAACGGTTGCCGTTTGGGAAGATCGGCCGTGTGAGTAAGTGCAACGATTCGTCCGGCGGGACGTTATAAACTCGCAATTCAATTGAATTTATCAAATAGAACATATATATGTCAAAACTCTATCGTTGCCCCGGATCCTTAAAACAAGGATCAGCGTGTGCAAATCAAGATCTTCCGGAAGGTGTTGAAAGTTGTACAAAATGTACTGAAGCGAACTATGACGAAGCAGCCCGAACAACGGCAATCGAAGTTGAAGCCGAACGGGTGAAAGATTTGCCAGCCGATCGTGTGAAAAAGTCACAAACGATCAAACTAGAACAATAATTATGATACCACTTAAAAACAACACAATTATCGATCACTCGAATCAACTTCGAATCAACTTCGAACGTCCCTTGGATCAATCGAAACAGCGATCCGGGAATATGTCGAAGCGGTCAAGCACGCGGAAGATCAAGAAGGATTCAACCGTGGCGAATGTACCGCACAAGCCATGCTCGCATTACGTCACGTCGAAGACGCTCGAATGAGAATCGGAAAAGTTATTCAGTACGCAGACGGCGGTGTGTCAGTCTACGATAAAAAATAATCATATGATCATTTCAAAATTTCATTTGTTCGAAATAATGCAATCAGCATTTTCAACCCACCACCCGAAATTCCCTTTCCCGAAGCGTCACGATCTTGTCGATCAGACACCGGAATTTCAAGCCGCGTTTGAAGAATTTTCAGCGCATGTTCAAGAAATCGCCGCGGAAGAATCGATTGAAGGCCGAAAGATTGAAATCAGACACGCAGAAAAAAACACCCTTCGACTTGAACAGCAATTGAAAACCGCCCGCCGCTGGAACCTTGCGACCGCTGTTTTACTTGGTGCGATTGTGTTTCCGTTCATTTCCGGGATCATCATTGCGGTGTCTACAATGTAATAATGGCACTGTACGCACACCAGCAAGAAGTTGTTGCCGAAAAAGACCGCGCCGATCGTGCGCGGTTCGGCAATTGGCGCGGTACAGGATCGGGAAAAACCCGAACGAACGTCGCGATTGCTGAAGGTGTGACCGTGGTTGTGTGTCCAAAGACACAAGCCGATGAAGGGATTTGGAAAAAAGAATGGTTGTTTCAGAATCGAGATCCCGATCAATTACGCGTTTGGTCAAAAGAACAATTCAAAAAACAAATGTCGATCGATCCGTCGAAGATCGCCGGAATGCTAGGCTGCGACACACTGATCATCGATGAAGCCCACACTGTCGCCGGTGTGCAACCGCACACGTATCAAAAGAACTACATTCAATACCCGAAGACGTCGCAGATATTCGTTGCGATCAAACAGTTCATCGACACGTATGAACCAAAACGGATCCACCCGTTGACCGCCACACCCGCACCGCACCCGATGGCCGTGTTTGCGCTTGGTCGGTTACTTGGTAGGAATTGGGATTTTGTGCAATTCCGGCAATGCTTCTATTTTGAAAAGAAGGTGCGCGGCCGCTACCTGTGGTTGGTCAACCGATCAGATTCGAACCGGGAACTGTTACTGAAAACCATTCGGTCGATCGGGTACACCGGGACGTTGCAAGATTGGTTCGATGTACCGGAACAAACATTTCACACTCACGTTGTCGGCACAACGTCGGCACAAGAAAAGAAGGTGCGAGAACTGCGAATGTTATACCCCGACCCGCTAGTGCAAGCCGGGAAGCGTCAAATGCTCGAACAAGGTTTGTTTGAAGGGGAAGCGGTGAAGGAAAACAAAACCGAAGCGATCGAATATTATCTCGATCAATTCAAAAAAGTCGTCGTGTTCGCAAGGTATACCGATCAGATCGAAATGTATCGCGCCCACTTTGAAAAAACCGGCGTGAAAGTGTGCGTGTTGACCGGTGCGACGAAAAACCGGAAGGAACTGATCGAGGAAGCGCAAGCCGCGGAAGAATGCGTGTTCATCGCGCAAGTCGCTATTTCGTCTGGTTGGGAACTTCCCGACTTCCCTTGCATGATATTCGCTTCAATGGATTATTCATTCGTCAATTACGATCAAGCGATCGGCCGGATATTGCGAGCGAATCATCTGAAGAAAAACTTGTATGTCTTTTTGATCGCCGGGGACGGTGACGAAAAAGTTGTGAAAGTGGTTCAAGCGAAAGAACATTTTTCATCGGAACGGGCATTTTTATCAAAATACGGAAAAGAACTTTCAAAATCAAACAAGCTGCGAGCGATCAAAAAAGAAGATCCCGACGGCTGGCCGGATCAAAAATCGATCACTGATACTGTTATTTCAAACACAAAACTATGAAAAAAGAAGAAGCAAAAGTAACCCCGCGTGTGAACAAGTGGTGTCAAAATTGGTTGCCACAATCGACGCCTTTCGACGTGAAGCACACCCGCGGGAAGGATCGATTCGATCTGCGTGAAATATACGATCATCAACTTGACTATATGCTCGCAGCAACGACCGATCACGGCTTCAGTTTCAAGATTGAAGACGCGGGATATTGTCACCCGCCGTGTGACACTGTGATGTATAAAAAAGCGAAATATGCGGGATTTGTGATCGTGTTCCCGGAATTCACATGCTATTTGCGAGCAACCGTGATCGAGCAAATCACCACACCTTCGATCACGGAAAACTACGCAAAAAAGATGTGCGAAAAATATATCCGCAACGATAGGCTTCCAACGTGATATAATGGACGTGTCATTTTGAATATAAAATGGTTGCTCTACGTTGTACGAAAAAACACCCTTGCGGGTGCTTTTTCTTTGTTCACGATATCGTGAAGCGAAGTGATCAGTGTGCAACTATTGTTGCGGTGCTACTGGCGCAGCGGGCGCAGCGGGTGCAGCGGGTGCGGCCGGTGTCGGCGCACTCACTTCTGCGGCCGGTGTAGCGGTCGGCTGTGCTGATTCAAACGGCAAGTCGGTTGCTGCGGCCGGTGCAACGGGTGTTGCAACTACTGGCGCAGCCTGTGGTGCAATGTCTCCACTCACTTCAACACTGGACGCTGTTTGATCAGACGTGTTTGAAGTTTGTTCGACCGTTTTTTTGTCGATCGTTTCTAATTCAAGCACGGTTTTTTGTTCTTCGTTTTCCGGAAGATTTTGACCATAGAACTCGAATTGCTTCGTTGGATTATGGCCTTTTACTTGTGGCGGTAGTGATTTTGCAAACACTATTTTCACCGGATCGTTCAATCGCAAATGGTTGGTTTTATCAAGTACGAAATCAACATATTTGATCCCGACGTTGACGAATTCACCTTCCGGTGTTTCGAGCGTGATAACACGCTGATTCGGGAAGTCGCCCGATCCTTTCTTGAAGAATACGTCACGAATGAACCCTTGGTAAGATTGGCCGACTTCAGTGAATTTTGACCAATTTTCCCACGCTTTGTCGCGCGGCTTTGTGATTGATTCGAGATTGTCGAAGTTTATTTCTGTCATATAGATGATATTTGATTATGCACAAACAAAACATATTTGTGCGGTTGATATTTGATTTTCAATGTACTGATCACTTCGCTTTTGCTATTGTATCACACAAATCAAGTCGTGAAATAAAGTTTTCAACAAGTCACGGATTGTGTCACGGAATCATTGTGCTATTATAAAAATATCACAAGGGATTGTGAGGTAATACAAAAATTATGAATTCATTATTTGATCAACTTGATCGACAACCCGATTCGTATGATATCGGTGTCGATTATACATTCCTAGCCGCGCACGATGTTGAAGTGATCCAACATCAACCGTGGCAATTGGGATTGTTGCACCCGGACTTGATCGGGAAGTTTCTTTGGTATCCAAACGCGGGAACACTTGTCTATGAAGGCGACCGCGGTTTTTTGCGTATCGGTGAAAAAGGTGACTTCCCGGGAAGAAAAGATACAACCGAAACTGTGTATGAACATATAATGGCGAAGATAATCACACAACAAAATGTCTAAACAAAAAACAAACGCGTATCTTGAAGCTGAAATCAAAAAACTTCAAAATGAAATTCAGTATCGGGACGAAAAGATCGGTGATCTTCAATCAGATTTGTCAGCAAGCCTGACGTTCCGACAAGAAGCAATCAATGAAATTGCCCTTGCTCTCGATAACCCGCTTCGATACGAGAGTCGGAAA